CTTGTGTCCTTTCTAGGAAGTGTTGAACTCCCTAATTCATCCTGCCACTTTAAGTATCTCTGAAAGGAGAGTATTATGGTGCACCTGGATGCTATATGGAAAGTCTCACGTAACCGTAAGGTTATGATAAGTGGGAAATCCATATACGTTCCATTTGGAGTTGACCTTGATCCAGATCTAGTTAGCTTTATACCTCGTTGGATCCATTGTTCTGGGGTAACCTTCACCTCAACTAGAGTAAAGTCCTTGAAAACTTGGGCTTTACAGGTAATTGCGGGAAACGTTAATTATTCAGAACCATGGTTTAGTAAAATCCAATATAGGGGGTATACCATACCAAAGCTAAACATTTTTAAATACCTCTTAGATAACCTAACTGATCTCAAATCAGTTAAGAAGGTTCTAATGGTACTTAATAGTTACAAGCTAAGGACAGTGGGTTCACCCTCACTCTCTTCCGTAGTGTCGACGCCTCGATCTGATCCAAGCGACCCGTATATTCCTCACTTACGTAAATACGTATCGTTACCTAGAGTACCTAGTTGGGCTTTGGACCCAACCTCCAGTGTTAACACTCGTACGAAGTACTGTGATGATTTCGGGAGGACTCAAGAAGGACCTTTCGGTTTCCTAGATGATCAGCTCCCAGCTGAAATAGCTCTAGACTGGAGGGAACTTAATGAATCTCCTGAGTGCTTGGGAAGACTGGTGTCAATCCCAGACAAAGGAAAGTTAAGGAACATTCTGGTAGGTCATTGGGCATTACAACTAAAAACCAAGAAATTGGCTGACTGGTTGAGACAATGGCTCTGGGGTCTGCCTGAGGTAGCGTCTGGAGATCAGTCAAAGATGTCCTCGTTCATTATCCAATCATTATCCAATGATAGATATATGATGTCGATTGATCTTTCTGAAGCAACAGATCGTCTATCCAGAGATCTACAGATAAAACTACTAATCTCGATGGGAGTACCAGAAGATTATTTCAAGTTCTTGTCATTACCTTTCTTCTACCAAGACTCAATGTTTGGTGGAAAAGTCGATAAATTAAAGAAAGCTTGGTATTCTAATGGACAACCCATGGGACTATATCTTTCTTTCCCCATGTTTGAACTGGCTCATTACGTCATCCTCAAATTCGCAACTGCCCCTTATAAGGCAGAATTTTGCATTTGTGGTGATGATGTGGTAGTTAGTTGTGATCAGGGTGATGCGTCTTACATTTACAATCGTTATGTAAACATTGTAGAGAGGTTTGGAGGTGTAATATCTTCCAGTAAGACAGTGTTGAGTAAGCGTTTCGCTGAGGGAGTTGGAGCAATTTTCATTAAGGGAATACAAAAGGAAATACGTATCCCTTCTGGAAAGCTTTCTACTCTTGAGGCTTTTACCCCAGGAACCTGGCTGTACAAGAAAATAGTTCAATTAGATCCAGTTGGTCGGGCTATTCTCCTTCCTTGGTTATCCACCAAGGAGTTTAAGAGATATTCCTATGACCAGCGACGGGCTATGAATGAATTCTTTGTTAATACGGACCTAAGTTCGTGGAGGATAGACGCATTACGTGCCTTAGACAAGGCTGAACGGATGCCCCAATTGTGGCGAGCATGGGAGGAGGCCCCTTTTGATCTATGGATGATGAATCCAGTAGAAACAGAGGTTCCTCGTGTACCGTTTAAATGGGTCACATTAGGTGCAATTCAGCATGCTTTGGTCGCTAACAAGATTATAACCCTTTATAAAAAGGATAAACAATGTCAAACGACAAAGAATCTAAATCCAAAGTGACATACAGTTCCGGACAAGTCTATATCCTCTTGCTCAAGGAAGCATTTCTTAGAGATTTGAACCTCTTTAAAACACTTCTCGAGAAAGCTCCACAAGCTTGGACCTATACCGTAATCGAAAACGGTGGTCGCAAGGAGTTGATTGTAAACGTACCGCCTCAGAAGAAATAACTCTTGAGGTTATTGGTTTACTCCAAGACCTTTAAGACTAACCTTTCCCTCTCGTTCTGAGATGAGAAAGAGCTCTTCTTAGACCAAGGTATCTGTAACTTTTCAGTCACAAGGAC